TTATTATGGACAGGGTAAGCTCATCTCCATGGATATGTAAGATAGGAGGAGAGTTCGTAACAGGTAAGTATATGTTTACAGTTGACTACACAGATAACTCGATAGCTGATGACCCAGCTCAACATAAGCAGTCACATGTGTTATATTTAACAGAAGCTGGTCCTTGGACTGGTAACTTTGTGGCTCTACCTAACAATAGAGTAAGAGCAACAAACCCAGCCTTGTGGCGTGTTGGTGAAGGAGCTCCTGATTTTATGCCTTCACAATGGACACATTCAGCAGAACAACATGAGAGCTATATGGACCCAAACATAACATTTGATAATCTATACGCTCCAGAGGATAAAGAACATGGCGACAAGTAGCAGTAAGAATTTTGAGCCTGATGTAGCTGAATACATTGAAGAAGCTTTTGAAAGATGTGGCATAGAGCTACGCACTGGTTACGACCTCAAGAGCGCAACTAGAAGTTTAAATATTATGTTGGCAGAGTGGGCCAATAGAGGACTTAACCAATGGACGGTTGCAGAAAAAACTGTAGCCATGGTGAAAGATAGCAAAACATACAATGTTGATAGTATCAACGCTACTGCACCTATTGATGTGCTAGACGTATTTATCAGAGAAACCTCTGGTTCAGAAACTACAGACATACCTTTAAGCAGACTCAGTAGAGCTGAGTATGCACACATTACGAATAAGTCATCTACAGGTAAACCAAATCAATACTTCATAGACAAGCAGCTGTCACCTACAATAACTGTTTGGCCAACACCTGATCTCTCAAGCACTTACACTGTTCACATGAACGTGCTTACTAGAATGGATGACGCAGACTCTGCTACTAATACAATGGATCTACCGTTTAGGTTTTATCCTTGTTTAACAGCTGGTTTGGCTTACTACATGTCTATGAAAAGAGCACCACAGCTGACAGGACAACTTAAAGCTATATACGAAGAAGAGTTTGACAGAGCTCTGTCTACCGATGAAGACAGAAGTTCTTTCAACATATCTCCTAACCTAAGAAGCTACAACAACGCATAATGGCTTTTGCATCCAACAAAAATGCTTATGGAATTTGTGACATCACTGGCTTTCGCTACAAACATAAAGATCTAAGGAAAACGTGGGACGGTTTATTGGTTGGTAAAGATCAATGGAATGCTAAACATCCACAGCTTATGCCAAAACCTTCGCCTGTAGATCCACAAGCTATAAAAGATGCTAGGACAGAAAACAAAGACACCAACAACTTTTTTACACTTTACACTAATGTTGGAGATGGAAAATTAGGCACTAGCTTGACCTCTTTTGAATTGACAGCAAGCCTTGGAACAGTCACGATAACAACATGAGTTTTACACTAGCAACACTTAAAACAGCAGTACAAGACTACTTACAAGTCTCAGAAACTACTTTTACAACACAACTGCCTAGATTTATACAGGAAGCAGAAGATCGCATATTCAATATGGTTCAGCTGCCGTATCAAAGAAAAAATGTTTCAGCTACCCTAACTGCTAGTAATAGATTTCTAGCAACACCAACAGATTTTTATGCGCCATTTAGTTTGGCAATTACTAGCAGTAATACATACGATTACTTAGATTTTAAGCATGCGTCTTTTATTAAAGAGTATGCACCCTCTTCATCTGCTACAGGACAACCCAAGTATTATTCACAGTTTGATGATACTTCTTTTGAACTTGCCCCAGTTCCAGACTCCGCATATACTATTGAATTACATTATTTGTATAAACCAGCCTCTTTAACGAGTGGTAGTGACAGCGGTACAACAGTGTTAAGTTCTGATTATCCAGATGCTTTGTTGTACGGAAGTTTAGTAGAAGGAGCTATCTTTCTAAAAGAACCCCCTGATGTCATTGGCCAATTTGAGGCTAGATTTAAGGAGGCAGTTGGCAGAATGAAAACTCTATCAGAAGGTCGTGGCACACGCGATGAATATAGATACGATCAGTTACGCACTGGCATATCTTAGTGCAACCCATTGAATCATTAGAGGGCAAGAGAGTTGCTCTAGTAGGCCTTGGCATATCTCAAGTAGATTTTGCTGTGGGTTTAGAGAATGGTAAAACTTGGGATGAAGTTTGGACCATAAACTCAGCAGCTGCTGTATACAAAACAGACAGAATGTTTATGTTAGATCCAGCAAGTCGTTTTTTTGATAGTAACGATGCGGGTAAACAAACCAGTGCTTTGACTAGAATACTACCCGAAGCAGATTATCCTATTTATACCTGTGAGCTTGACGACAGAGTTCCTAGTGCTGTGGTTTACCCAATAGAAGATGTTTGTAATGCTACCCGCTGTGCTTATCTCAACAATACAGTAGCTTATGCTATTGCTTTTGCTTTGTTTAACAAGGTTGGCGCTATTGACTTATACGGCATAGATTTTTCTTACAAAGAGAACATGCACTTTGCAGAAGCTGGCAGAGCTTGTGTAGAGTTTTGGATATGCAAGTGTATGGAAGCAGACATAACGGTAGGTATTAGTTCAAGATCTACAGTGTTAGACTCTAATGTAGTAGCAACAGATAGGCTATACGGTTTCCATAGATTAGATAAACCATTAGTAGCAGTGCCACATGAAGGTAAATGGATCATAGGTCCATTTGAAGATATAGACGAAAAATTAGCAGAACATGGATTGGTTTTACATAAAGATGAAGAACCACCAGAACCATATAAAGGATGACAGATAGTTTTATACAATTAGGAAAAGTTAATGTTCACACCACACAGAACAAAGGGCACGACCCTGAGTTTTGGGCAGAACAAGCGACTAAGAAAATATGTGAGATTTCTATGGATGCACCAGAGCATGTAAAACAACAGGCTATGGCTTTTCAAAATCAAGTTTATACTGTAATCTTACATAGTATTAAGAACGCAATAAATTCTAAAAACGTGACATATGTGAATTTATTAAGGCAACAAGGCCATGAAGACATGGCTAGGATAATAAAGGAGCTTTAAGAAATGGCAATTACATCAGCAATATGCACAAGTTTTAAACAAGAAATTCTTGTTGAAGGACACAATCTCACTAACGGAGCTGACTCTATCAAGTTAGCTTTATACACATCATCAGCAACTATGGGAGCTGGCACGACAGCCTACTCAACTGCACAAGAAGTGTCTGGTACAAATTACACAGCAGCTGGAGCAGCGTTGACTAACGTGACACCAGCAATATCTGGTACTACAGCTATTGTAGATTTTGCTGACCTGACATTTGGTACAGCTACAGTGACTGCTAGAGGTTGTCTAATTTACAACTCAACAAACTCAAACAAAGCTTTGGCTACTATTGATTTTGGAGGAGACAAGACAAGCACAGCTGGAGACTTCACGGTCGTTTTTCCAGCAGCTAGTGCGACTGCTGCCATCATAAGAATAGCTTAAATTTATTTTAGTAATGGTAGAGTTAAGAGATGCCACTCACAAAATTTAATTTTAAGCCGGGAATTAACAAAGAAGAAACTAACTATTCTAATGAAAATGGTTGGGTCGATGGTAATTTAGTACGTTTCAGAAAAGGCGGTGTAGAAAAAGTTGGTGGTTGGGCAAAAAAAAGCACCAACGTATTTTTTGACACAGCCAGAGCACTACACAGTTGGATCTCACTCGGTGGTTCACGCTATCTTGGTTTTGGCACTACATCTAAATACTACATAGATAATGGTGGTAGTTACAACGATATTACTCCTATAAGAGCTACAACCACTAATGGCATAACTTTCGCTGCTACTGATGGTTCATCTTTAATAACAGCTACTGATTCAAGTCATGGAGCAGTAGTGGGTGACTTTGTAACTATAGCTGGTTCTGTTTCACTAGGTGGCCTGATAACAGCTGCTGTTTTAAACCAAGAATATAAGATTACAGGTGTGGCTAATGCCAACACCTTTACTTTTACAGCCAAAGACACTAGCGGAGATACTGTTACTGCAAACAGTAGTGACAGTGGTAATGGTGGTTCTGGAGTTGATGGTGTTTACCAAATAAACTCAGGCTTAGATGTTTATGTACAAGCTGCTGGTTGGGGTTCTGGAGCATGGTCTGCTAGTACATTTGGATCTACAAATGCTTTGTCTGATACTGGACAATTAAGACTGTGGACACATGATAACTTTGGTGAAGATTTAATTATAAATCCTAGAGGTGGCAGTATTTACAGATGGGTAGAGAACGATGGCCTGTCTACAAGAGCTGTCAGCTTGTCAGGTACATCTGGTGCTAACTTAGTACCCACTGTAGGTTTACAGGTCATTACATCAGAAACAGATCGACATTTAATAGTATTAGGAGCTGACCCAATAAGCGGTAGTGCTAGGACTGGTGCTGTAGATCCTATGCTTATAGCCTTTAGTGACTCTGAAAATGCTTTAGAGTTTGAGCCATTGAGCACAAATAGTGCTGGTGATGTTAGATTGTCTAGCGGTTCTCTTATAGTTGGCGGTCTAAAATCAAGACAAGAAGTATTGGTGTGGACAGATACCAGTTTGTATAGCATGACCTTTATAGGACCACCTCTTATATTTGCAGTTAATTTAATTAACGAAGGTGCTGGTTTGATAGGACCTAAAGCATTTGGTAACTCACCTACAGGTGTATTCTTTATGTCCAAAAATGCTTTCTATTTTTACAATGGTTCTGTACAAAAATTACCTTGTTCAGTACAAGACTATGTATTCTCTGATCTAAACGTATCTCAAGCTTACAAATGTCATGTCGCTGTTAATACTGAATTTGCAGAAGTGTGGTTTTTCTATCCATCCTTAGAAGATGGAACTGATGAAATTTCACGTTATGTTATTTACAACTACGAAGAAAATTCTTGGAGCATAGGTTCTTTAGTTAGATATGCTTGGCTAGATGCTGGTATTGAAAACAAACCTATAGCATCAGGCACAAGTTCTTCTACAAGTTGTTTGTTCTTACATGAAACAGGATTTAATGATGATGACAATGCCATGGATGGTGTCTTTATAGAATCAGCAGACATAGACATAGCTGATGGCGAGAACTTTGCTTTTGTTAAAAAGCTTATACCTGATATAAAGTTTGATACACAGTCAGGCACAGCGCCATCACCAGCCATGAATATAGTAGTTAAAAGTAGAAACTTTAATGGTGACAGCTTAACTACAGACTCTACTACTCAAGTAACGAATACATCTACTTTCTCTAGTCTGCGAACCAGAAGTAGGCAGTTGGTACTTAGGTTTGAGTCAGATGATGACAATACTGCTAGTCGTAAAGACTACAGGTGGAGGCTTGGGGCAACACGTTTAGACGTACAAAGTTCAGGTCGTAGATAGTGGGCAAGCTACTAGAAACCAGACTGCCCATAGCTCAAGGCGAAATGGTATCTATAGATACATTCAATCGCTTGGTTCGTATCATGGAGTTGAATCTAGGTCGTTTTGACACTACTGCTACTCCTCAATATACAGACGTTGAACGTAATTCTAGTTCTTTTACTGCTGGTGACGTTATATGGAACACCACAACAGAAGAGTTGCAAGTATATGATGGTGACGAGTGGGTAAATCTAACAGTAGGTCCACAATTTGGTTTAGAAGCGAAAGCTTCTGTAGGAGCTGTAACCGTAACCTTAGATGGCAATGTTACAGTAAACATAACGGGTCCAGTCTATGGCTGGGATTTGGAGCAATGGTATACATGACATTACGGAACTTGGTGCTACAATAAGTGAAGTGATAGTATGAACACAATAGGTTAAGAATATGGCGGGAATGAGAGAAATGTTAAAAGATATGAGTTCTACTTTAAGTGGAGCTACTACTGGTTTAGGTGCTGGTGCTTCTGCGGCCTTACAAGGTTTAGCTGGAAATCCTTATGTAAATCCTAGAGAAATGGCTGCTATAGGTAACGTATCAGGTGCAGCTATGCCACCAGAAGAAATTAGAACGCAAGCATTACAAAATCTTAGACAGGTTTCAGGTGCTGCTATATCAGAAGATGAGCTAAGACAAGAAATCGAAAGGCTTAGTCAAGGCCTTAATCCAGAGATACCTATGGGTGGTTTGCGTGGACAAACTGGGGCAATGCTCACTGAACAAGAAATCGGTGAATTTATGAGGCCGAGAACCGGCGCACAATTTACAGAAGGTGAATTAAATAGAGCTATGATGCCCATGCAAGGTAACACAGAATTAGACGTAGCCAGACAGGCCGTTGAAAAAACCATGTCACCAGAAGAGCTCAATGCAGCAATAAATGCTTTAATGATGCAAAAGCAAGGCACTAACGACCCAGAAGAGCTAGAAGAAATAGATGAGGCGATTCAATCAACTATCATACAAGGCCAAGCACCTTATAACGATTTGATGAATCAATTAGCTTTAACTGGTGGCGAAGACGACATGATCGCACACGTCAGAACGGGCGATATAAATTTATCAAGAGAACTGGTTACTCCACAAATAGAGTCTTTAATCGAAGATGAAGCAATGAAATCGGGTATAGACCCAGAAACTATTGTATTCGGTCAGGGTATAGCAAATTTAAGAAACCCAGTTACAGGCCAAGAACAACACGGTTGGTTAAAGAAAACGGCTAAATCAATTAAAAAGAAAGGTAGGGTTATAGCACAGGTAGCTTCGGTTATACCCGGCCCTTGGCAAATACCAGCTACCATAGCTACAAAAGGTTACACAGCTTATGACGTAGCCAAAGGCAATATCAGTCCTATACAAGCAGCAGCTCAATGGGCGGGTGCTAATAAAGCAGCAGCTGGAGCTAAAGCCAGTATAGCTGCGGGAACACAACCATCTGGTAATATTTTTGCCAGAACAAAAGAATATTTTACTAAAGGTGCAGATAATATGAATTTTTTAGACAACATAACTAAAGCACCAGACTTTAATCCAAAGACTGGAGAAATGTCTGGTGGCAGTATCTTTGGTCGTGCCAAAGAATATTTATTGCCGGGGCAAGACGAGGTAGGTTTGTTGGGTAATCTTGGCCAAACTTTTGGTATGGGTGGAGGACAACCACAACAAAGCGTTGATGATATTGCAAATTCGGTTCCGGGTGCTGCTACTAGAGTAGAAAGATTAAGAGCAGAAGGAATGTCTGATGCAGACATTATGAAAGATTTGCAGTTTTCTGGCTACGCTCCAAAACCTACAGCGGGTGGTTTCTTTGGAGGACAAACACCACAAGGTATCAAATCTATTGGTGATGCAATAGGTTTAGGTGGTCAAAGTGGTTTAAGTGATTTTTATGGTGGCATGACTGGTGGACAAGGTGGACAAGGTGGTGGCATAGGTGGTCTTGGCGGTTTAGCTGGCATGGCTTTAGCGGGTGGTATAGCTGGCAAGCTAGGTAAGCTTGCTTATGACGAAGCCAAAGATCAGAAAGGTGTATCTTTGTCTCCTGTAGTCGCAATGGATGCTACTGGTAGATATAACCTACAAGCAGAAATAGCTAGGCAGATGGGCCAACAAGCACCAAACCCTGTCGAGTTTGGTTTATTACCCGCCAATACATTTCCACAGTTAAGCGGTGGACAAAGACTATCTCAAGCTTTTAACAATGAAGATCCACAACCGATGATGTATGGCGGAACTGTACAGAATTTTAAAGAAGGTGGACCCGGCATTGCAGCACTAAGAAAAGTAGCGCCAGAAGTTGTGGATAGAATGGGTTACAACATGGGTGGTTATGTTATGCCAATGGCTTACGCCGAAGGCGGCAATGTAGCCATGGAAGATTTCAACAGAATGAACGGACAGATTAACGGCGAAGGTACAGAAACCAGTGATGATATACCCGCTATGTTATCTGACGGTGAGTTTGTTATGACAGGACAGGCTGTAAGAGGCGCTGGTTCATACAAAATGACCAATGATAGTGGCATAGTGACGCTCACTCCAAGCGGTAAGCCTAGCAGAGATGCTGGTACCGAAACTATGTATCAACTAATGGAGGCTTTTAGCAGTCGTACAGGACCAGCTTAAAGAAGTAATATGGCATTTTTTAATAATTTATTTGACAGAGTTAGTAGTGGCAGAGACGCTCCAGCTTTACCACAAATGGGTGTTCTGCCACAAGTAACGCCTGTAAAACAACTCACTGGCATTGGTGCTATACCTAATACAAATGTTCCTATGCAAACCATTACATTACCGGGTGGTCAAACAGTACAGATACCACAACTTAACATGGAAGAGATAAATGCTAACTTAATAGCAGCTGGTATAACACCACAAACACCTTTACCTAATATTATTCCAGAGGTTGCTACTCCAACACCATCTTTACCTGTAGCAACTCCATCTCTACCTGTAGCAGCTCCATCTGCACCTGTAGCAGCTCCAATAACCACTGGGTATAACGATGGTAATAATGCTGTGACTGGAGACTTTAACCCATACGAAAGAGTGACTGGTGCAACCAATCCTGTTTACACTCCACCACC